CAGAAAGCACGTACAAGCAAGAAAACTGACAAGCGTAGAAACTAAATTGCGATTTAAAAACAACAAGACGCAAAAAGTTCTGCAAATAACTTGCTAACGCACTATCAATCACCCAATATGGACACACGAGCGGAACAAAATCAACTAGTCTCGAGTCGAACAAAATATCTCGCTCGACAAGCATCTCAATACCCAGCTGATCTAACCTCTCTCGATTCATTCGTTGTACGTACAGTAATAACTGGCGAACTATAGACGAATTGCCAACTTGCCTAGCAGTACTAGCGGCGAACGCTCGGGCTGTGTCTACTACATCTGAATGTCCGATGTGCGGCTGGTAACATTTACACGGTGCTTTCTTGCACTTTTGACAAGACCAAGTGATCATTCTGGCCAAAGCTTTCCTGTCCATATAATCAATAGGTTCATCATCGGATACAGGATTAACGAACTCATCCTCTTCCTGCTCAGCAAAAGCATCCAACACTGTTTCAACCTCAAGCGGTATGCTAGTGACTGTGCAACGTGACTTACTTGTATTTGTGCACACTGAGGCATCTTCTTCCAGAGGGGGACAATGGCAGTAGCACATACCACACTGCGTACAAATATCAACAGGCTTTCCATTTGTCATTGTGGCCACCATCTGCTTCTGAAATTCGTAATGCTCCTTCGAAGCTAGCTGAGCCCACTGCAAATACTGACGTACACTCACATTGTACATTTCTCTACCTTCGTAATGCAATAAACGCAATTCATAATGGTTCTTGTCAGCGTTATTAGCAAGCTCAGGACCAACGTAACAATAATAAATGGAAATTTTCCATATGTCGGGACACTTTTCAAAACCAAAAGCTGCAGAAACTTTTTTACTGTCCAAGCGACCACTAGTTTTATATTCATCCATGACATCAACATTTATGTGGTATAACCGGCGTAAAACTGATTCCGGTTTCTGACTATAAGTTTCAGCCAGCAAATACCTCTTATTTGTGGTCACAGTGACTAACCATGGTCGTAAGGCAACCTTTCCCTTCATCGCAACATCAGCCATAGGGGCTAAAAACAGAGCATTATTTATTGTCTGTATGAGGCGATAGACAGGAGAAGTATCAGTAAACTGCGGAGAGGTGTTACCGAAATCATCGAAAATAATAACGTTAGTGGAAGACCTAATATTAGAAGCATATTTGTCATTATCTGCCCAAATAGCAACCCTGTCCTCGCTAATGTCAAAACCGTTGTACGTTCCAATGGCCTCATATGTAAGCTTATTCAAAGAACTCTTCCCAAGACCAGTATTACCGTACAGTGAAATCGCAAAAGGGGCTAGTCGAAACCCTCCTCTAGTGCGCATTTGGTTGAATTCTGTTCTCCAAGCTCGCATTCTCTCCAAACGGTCCATTATAAATTTACGCTCGGGTGTCATGCGCTTACTGCGGTTTACAATGGCATCACCACTCGCAATAGTCGTGTCCAACAATTGCTCATAATCGTTGTCTGTCATTGAAGTGTACTCTCCAAGATTACCTGTTATAGCGTACCCATGTAAATCACGAACTTTATCATATTTTAACTCGAATTCACGAGTTGTAACATCTAACATGAAAAAGGCTTTAGGGTTTCTACTCTGGAATGCAGCATATCCTCCTTCAACGAACTCTATAACACAAGAAGCTACAACGTCCAATAACTCCAATGGACCTATTGTAGCTTCAATAACACGGGGTTCAAAAATCTTGTAACCTCCCAGTGTAAATGTGAGATTCGAAGCGTCACACATACCTGCACTAACGATATACGATATAAGTTTCTTACAATTGCGGGCTTGTGGCGAATCTATATATTGGTGCCAGTTACTAAGGCATTTACGGATACTATCCAGCCAATCCGTTTCTGTTTCTCCACTCTGCTCAATCATCTCCCTGTAGGTTGCATATATGTTTTCCTCATCAGCTCTTTTCTGACTATTTCCTAATAAGCCTCGGAATGTGTCAATAACGTGGCCAAATAAAGACCTTTGAGAATGAGCCTGTAAGTACATAACAATAGCTGCTGCAACACCGTGATTGTCTCTTGCAGAAGTAATGCAAGTCTTCAAAGAAACTAAAAGCGTGATTTCACGCGCCACTAGGTCCGTATGGTTTACAACCAAAGGGACCAATCGAATAAAACGCCAGTATTGACTGATGAAAGAATAAATTCTCGGCAAAAACGCGAGTAAGGCAGTGTGTCCACAAATAGCATAACCTACGCATAGGGACAACAAATCACTTAACCACCATATACCGGCTGTAGTGCCAGATTGCATCTTCATCTTCAAGGGCTTAGCACCTTTTGAGCGCTTAGACAATTCATAAGACATTGATCGTCGACAGCCCTTTATCTGACGTTTAGCATATTTTCTCCGATGCGCCTCTTTGGCATCAAGCACAACTTGGCGATTAGCTGCAGAAGTCTCCTCGTCGGGAAAAAACATCTTCTTTACAAAATAATCGCCGTAAAACACACTGTTTATGTGATTATAACACTTATCACAAACTGAATCATTAAGTATGTCAAATGCTCTGCGTTTGCCGCAAATTGCGCAATAGGAGATAGTAACCCACTCTGAGTGCAAGTACTCCTCATAGTGGAGATCGTTGGATGCCAGGGGTTTAGTATATCCTGCACGCCATAACGTCGCTGCATGCTGGTAAACATCCTGAACACCATATAAAACTCTCCTCATAGGTTCCGCTGTCGGGCCAAAAAACCAGGAAAGTTTTGATCTTATTTGATTGCCCTCTGGGCAACTGCGTGTCGTGTGGAGGCCGTCCATCGGAGCTCCTCCCTCGCATTTGTAGAGACCGTCCAGCGGATCTTCTCTCTCATTGTTGTGGAGACCGTCCATCGGTACTTCTCCCTCGCATTTGTGACTCTCTGAGTCGGGGGTTGGCCTTTGGCGATCCAACGTTACCCTTTTACTATTTCCGTCTCGTCTAGCCGTTGGTTGTGTATTCATTTTTAGTAAAAGAGATAAAAGGACGTGGTCGTCCCACAAGCTTCCTTCCTAAATTCTTCATTCCACGCAGCCTCCTCAAAAGCTCAACTCGTGTCTTACGATCCGAAGATCAGGGTTTTTGTAGCCCCCAAACGTTGCATTAGTATTGTTGCTTCCAAGTCAACTGAGTGTCCCTCACGCACTTCCACTCTCCGGTAGCCCACATATCTTCATCGGTGCCACCCTCAGACTGTGACTGTGACTCCCCGCCGGAATAACGGGATAAAACGAGTTGCGCTTGACCATTACGTCGTCCCATGCTAGAAGGGCACGTCTCGCACGCCTTACACCATCAAGCTTCCATACGCTTAGCGCTGAATGCCTCCTAAAGGTTCTATTCCTGTGGGCTTGTATCATCAATACATGACCCATTACCAGCTGCGCTGCTTAAGCTGCTGTAGTGTCACCCATTACTGGAATGATAAAACGTGAATCCTAATAAATAGAGCATAATTAGGACGCGCCTAAAGAATAAATTCCATCGGTACACGTCACTTCAGCAAACACATCCTCCTCTCCTAACGTTCAGAGAGTCAATGTTGCAATAATACGAGTTAAAATAAACATAAATTAAGCGCTACACATATAAAGCGCACTCAGTATTACCGGCTTTTTGTTTAGTGTGG